TGAAGGTCTTACACAAGGTAATGGCGATCTTGACGTTAACGCTAACCGTTACTACAGACGTGTTGCTGTTAAGAACCTCATGTAAGCGAGACGCTTATATTTCTCAAAAGACTCTTCTTCGGAAGGGTCTTTTTTTTGTCTAAATATTTCTAAAAGATTATGTCTGGGATTAAACAGGGTAGTGTGATGGAAGGTATCTTTGCCATGTATTGTGCAGGATACCTTGTTGACCCTCAAGATGGTAAAGATAAAGCGGCAATAGCGAAGTTTATTGATGACTTAAGAGTTGATACTACTTTAGGGCAGTTGATAGATAAGAATAAGAAATCTGTTGATTATAATAATACCTTTCCTGCTAAATCTGCACCTGCTAAAAAGAATTTTAAACCTATTACTATAGTAACAGGAAAGGAAGCAAAGGAGATGATAAAAGAATCCGAAAAATATGATTCATTATCTAGTATACTGGTGAATGGTGAAGATTATTTTGAATCTGTTGGTACTGAAGGTTATATAGATTTCTCTCAAGTTGAGTTGAAAGTTAGGGTAAAGGAAGCAGAAACTGGAGCATATTATGGGCCCAATTTAAAAAAGTTGATTGATAAGGAAAAGAAGAAAGGAACAGTAACGGATAAAAATTATAATGAAATTAAAACAAAGATGTTATATTTGATAAACAGTAATCAGACTCAATTCTTTAAGGATTTAAAAACTGCCAAGCACAAGTATTTAAAAAATAGTGAAAATGATAGTGTGAAATGGACAGTAGATGCTGATGGTATTGCTGGTGAGACTAGTGGAGGATCAATAAAACAAGATGTTACAATACAAATATTTGCTGATGGTAAGAGAATTATTAGGAGTGAACTTAATTTTTCTTTAAAATCTAATAGTGTTAGTATACATGGTGGAGGAATTTATAATTCTATGCCAGAAATATTTGATATGTTTAAAAAACTTATGCCAACTAGGGTGGATGAAGGTAAGAAATATTTAAAAAGTATTACAACTAAAAGAGGACATGAAGAAACAAGTAAGGTGGCTATAAATTCTATATGGACATTGATTGGTGAAGGTATTCCTAGAACTGTTGATACTAAATTGAGTAAACATTTCTGGGGTATTCTTGAAAGAAGATTGTTTGGTTCTTCTAGTGCTTATCAAGGTAAGATGCAATTACTTGAGATGAATCAAAAGGAACTTAGAGAAATAACAAAGAAACAATTTACAAAATTAAAAAAGAGTGGAGTATTGCTTTATCCTAAATGGGTTCCTAATGATAAACCAGCCGATGCAACTCCTGGTAGTATTTTCATTGTGCCTCAATATCCAGGTGATGGTGGTAAAGTAAAGAAGCAAAATGAATCATCTATTGGTGGTAGGGGTGATAAGAGTATGTTTAAAATTAGGGTATCATATCTATGGAAAAAGCAAGATGTAGGTGGAAAGCAGATAAGAGTTTCACCTGAAAAAAGTTTTGGTATGGAGCCTAAATCTGAACCTGCTAAAGTCTTTATTGAACTTGGAGGTAAGGAATCTATAGTTCATGATGAGAATTGGGATAAGTTTGTAAAGAAAGGATTAGTTAAAGGATAAATACTTAAAAACTATATTATAATGGCACTCGCTCAGAGAAAACCACCTAAAGAAAGATCAGGAACTCCTATAACAAATAGGAATTTCTTATCTCCTACAGGGTTTAGATTTTCGATAAAAAGATGTCCTGCTACAACATTCTTTTGCAATAAAGCTAACATTCCTAGTTTAGATTTAGGTGTTGCTCAACAAACAAACTACTTTAAAGATATTGATAGACCTGGTGATAAGATTGTATTTGGCGATTTAACTATTACTTTTTTAGTTGATGAAGATTTAATCAACTATATGGAAATACAGAAATGGATTAGAGGTTTAGGTTTTCCAGAAAATTTTGATGAATTTAGTAACTTAGAAAAAGAAGCAGTTCTTGGGCCTCAAGGTAAATTTTCAGATATTTTTTCTGACGGAACTCTTCAAATTTTAAGTAGCAATAATGTACCAAAATATCAAGTAGTATTTAAAGAGTTGTGGCCATACTCTCTTTCTACTATTTCCTTTGATGCAACAGATACTGACATTGAGTACTTTACAGCAGACGTATCTTTCAAGTATACTATATACAACCTAACTGATATACGAAACAATCCTTTATGAGCATTGATCTTGATAAACTTCAAGAGATGTGGGAAAGAGATGCAAAAATAGATAGAGATAATCTACACGAAGAATCATTGAACGTCCCCTCTCTTCATGCAAAATACTTTGAACTTTATAATACTATCTTCTTATTAAGGAAGAAAGCAGAGCAACAAAGAAAGAATATCCGTCATGAACGGTATGAATATTTTAGTGGGAAAGCAGACCCAGAGGTGTATGCAGAGAATCCTTTTCCAAAAAAGATAAGAGATAAAGATACAATGACTAAGTATCTTGATGCAGATGAGAAACTTTCAAATACATCATTAAAGATAGATTATTATGATACGATGTTAGTATACTTAGAAAGTATTCTTAAGGTAATACAGAACAGAACATATCAAATTAAGAATGCAATAGAGTTTATGAGATTCAATTCTGGACTAGGTTAAGGGGGCTTGACATAACTTCATAAATACGCATAGACGCATGTATTAGGTGATTGATACGTCTGCTAATGTCGTTATATCTAAGTCTAACGAAGTATTTTTAAAAATTGATACAGAACCTCATATTGAATATGAGTTGAGAGACCACTTTACCTTTGAGGTAGAGGGTGCAAAGTTTATGCCTCAGTATCGTAATAGGAATTGGAATGGTGAGATACATCTATATGATATGAGATCGAAGAAGATATATGTAGGATTGTTAGATAAAATTATTGCTTTCTGTGATAGGCACGATTATACCTATAAGTTTGAAGATAACCAGTATTATGGAGCACCATTTGAATCAAATGATGGTATTTCATATGAGGGTGTTAGAGATTATATGCAATCTATTTGCTCCCATAACCCAAGAAAATACCAAGTTGAGGGAGTATACGATGCACTAAAACATAATAGAAAACTACTGATATCACCAACTGCTTCTGGCAAATCTTTGATGATTTATTCTCTCGTAAGATACTACGTTCATAAAGGCCAAAAAATACTTTTAGTTGTTCCAACGACATCCCTAGTAGAGCAGATGTATAAGGACTTTGAAGATTACGGATGGGACGCTGACTCATTTTGCCACAAGATCTATGCTGGTAAGGAAAAGACCAATGAGTATCCCGTTACTATAACTACATGGCAATCTGTCTATAAATTAGAGAGATCCTTTTTTGAAGAGTATAACGTGGTGATTGGTGACGAAGCTCACTTATTTAAAAGTAAGTCCTTAATATCTATAATGACAAAACTTCACCATGCAAAATATAGGTTTGGATTTACAGGTACATTGGATGGAACACAAACTCATAAATGGGTATTGGAAGGATTGTTTGGGCCAGCATATAAGGTAACTAAAACAGATGAATTGATGAAACAAGGACATCTTTCTCAGTTAGATATACAATGTATTGTATTGAAACATACTCCTAGAAAATTTGATACTTATAATGATGAAATAGAATATTTAATATCTCATGAACAAAGAAATAATTTTATTAAAAATCTTGCATTAGATCTAAAAGGAAACACCCTTATTTTGTATAGTAGGGTAGAAGCCCACGGTCAGGTTCTTTATGATTTGATAAATAGAAATAAGAAATCTAGTCGTAAAGTATTTTTTGTTCATGGTGGCGTAAATGCCAATGAAAGAGAGAAGGTTAGAGAAATTACCGAACAGGAGGAACATGCGATCATCATTGCGAGTTATGGTACTTTTAGTACTGGGATTAACATTAAGCGGCTGCACAACGTCATCTTCGCCAGTCCCTCAAAGTCCAGAGTTAGAAACCTCCAGTCCATTGGACGTGTCCTCCGTAAAGGAACTAATAAAGTAAAAGCAATTCTATATGATATATCAGATGATTGCTCACTTAAAACAAAAAGAAATTACACTCTAAATCATTTTATTGAGAGAATTAAAATCTACAACGAAGAGAATTTCAACTATGAGATAATGTCAATTAATTTAAAAGGATAATATGGAAGACGATTTTTATGCTACTTTAAAACTTAAATCAGGTGAAGAAATTTTCGCCTTGGTCATAGCTTCTGAAGAAGATAATAGAACTATGCTAGTAGTTCATAATCCAGTAATTATAACTGCAATCAAAACAAAAGAAAGTATAGTAGGATATCGTCTAGAACCTTGGTTAAAAACAACAAGAGAAGATATGTTTGTAATTAATATGGATAATATTATAACTTTATCTGAATCAATGGATCCTGAGATGATAATGATGCATGAGAATTTTTCAAGAGAAACTATTAATGGTCCAAAATCTAAAATGAATCGTAAGATGGGATATTTAAGTAACGTAAAAGAAGCTAAAAAAGTATTAGAAAAAATTTATAATAAAGAAGATACTAAAGGTACAAATAATAAAAGCTAAGTCTTTCTCTTCAACCCTAACAGAGTTATTCTACTGTTATCTTAATACCTTGTCAACTATTGTGTTGGATGCTATAATTAATACATAATAGTGATAAAGACTTATGGTAATAAAGACAGGCACTATGGCTAAACGTAAAAGGTCTGAGCACTATGTAAACAATAAAGAGTTTCTTGCTGCTCTAATAAGATATCAAGAAGATATTGACATTGCTAAAATTAGAGATAAACCCAAGCCTGTCATACCAAGGTACATAGGTGAGTGTTTCTTAAAGATTGCAAATCATTTATCATTCAAGCCAAACTTTGTAAATTATATGTTCAAGGAGGACATGATCTCCGATGGAATCGAAAATTGCGTT